GAGTTGTGGAAGTTGACCAGTTTGGTCAGGGAATCAACCCTCTTCCGCATGTACACAGGAGTTACATCCTGTCCCCGTACCCAGTCGGCACCGCAGGATTCGCGGAACGGGCCGTGATAGAAGCTCTTGTCACGGTTAACCCGAAAGCCGACATATTGAAGTACCTCCGTTACGAGAAGGGCGATATTTTGCCTTACGATGATGTCATCGCCGTAGACCGAAATCTGCGGACGCTGACCCATCACCTCACAACAAGCTGCAGAAATCGCAGCGAATATTAAGGTCTCTAACGGGAAGCAAAAGCCGTTGCCCATACTGCAGAACTTTTCATAGCGTCTCACGACGCCATTCAGCAGGTAAGATGGGGAACGTGTCGCGTCAAGCAACACGAACCACTCAGGGGGAAGGAGACGACGGACCAGTCCAATGCTAATGGAATCACTAGCGGCGGAGAGGTCAAGCGTCACAAAGGGGTCCCTCATTACTTCCAAGGAACCCCACTTCGCCCACTTCTGGTTTCTTGTCTGGTCGGAAAGGTCGATCCGAAACCGTGAATGCTTCAAAAGCTCACGGATATAGGTGTCGATCCCCTTCTGGACGAAGCCATTGAGTAGCGGCTCAACCGCGATAGCCCGGTGGGTTTTCGCAGTCTTGGGTACAAACGCAATCATATTGTGGTGAACGTACCTGATTTTTGAGGAGAAATACTCGACAAACTTTCGTTGGTCAAAGCATGTCAACCCGTTCCTCTCTTCGAGGAACAAGGCCGCGACATGGGGGTTAGCCCACATCGCCTCAAAGGCGTAAGGCGCGCATGTAGGTGTCACAGACCAATCCTCGGCGAATAGTTTCCTGCCGATGTTGGTTGCATCACCGTGAACACCAATGCTCGCGCCCCCACTAAAATCGCACTTTTGATAGATCTCTGTTAGCCTCGGGGTCTCCCCTAAGACGTCAAGTATTTCGCGTCGGGCAACTTCCAATATTTCAGAAAGGAACCTTCTACGATCGTCGGGCGCATCCCTGCGCAGCAACGAAAAGATCCTAAACTTCAAGTTGACACGTTTGCAGCGATGTTCGGCTGCTAGAAACGAGGAGACCGCCTTTTCCTCCGGATTTAGTCCAGATTCTTTCGGCAGAAACTCAAACTTCTTGAAGAGAGCGATAAACTGCTTTCTGACCAGGTATGCGTGATCAGCCGGAATTACTTCTGTGTCCGGGGGCAGGGGGTCTTGGGCGTCAGCCCAAGTCATCAGGGACTTCCAATTCCGGGCTCGGAGAGCCCCGTCGAGGAAGTCGTAGTCCTGGTGAAACACCCCGTAGCGGTGCTTGTTCAGCATCCCCCGCATGGCCGTCGTCACGACGGCCACCGGGTGTGGTTGCCAGCGCTTTGCGCGCGGCTTCCTGTGAGTTTCCATTGCGGAAATCCTCCAAAGCGTGGTTACGCCCCAAGTCTGGGCGCAATACCATCAAGGCAACTAACATAGCCACGATGGTTAGGACGGCATTCACGATTAATGTTTCAGATCGTGATTGATAGCCACAGCAGTACCGACCGCGCCGCCAATCAAGGCTTCGTGGTCGTCAATTACTGCTTGGGCATCGGCCGCGGCCACGCCAACAGGAATCGACACGTTCGATTCGATGATCACGGTTTTGTATTCCGTGCCAACGAGGAACGCGCGAGACGTCTTAAGAGACGATTTTGCCACACCCTGCGACTGGGAAGTCGCCTTCGGGGGGGTACGCTTCAGGTCGATACGATCGGTAACGGCAAAGGTCTGATTAGGACCAGCGTAACGGACCGCATTCTGGTTGATCTGAGCATCCTCAGAGTAGGACTTCGTGTTGACAGTGATTGTCATGGATTTCTCCGTTTGGTTAGTATAACTTTCGACGCGCTGACTTGGCGCCGAGGAAGTTAGAGGTGAATAGACCAAGTGCGTCCCAGCCCCTGTTGTTACGGAGGGCATGGACGATGTCGAGTTCCACCGCAAGGGTGGGAGGCGCGACACTAGGAGACCGAGATTTGGTCAAGTAAAAACCTCGATCAACACCATTCGGATGACGTTGCGTCACCCATCCAGCTACCGGTAACCTTGCTGCAACAGCATGACGCTCAACCTCGTGAGTAATCTCGAGTTTGGTCCATGCTGCAAGGATAGTGGTACCATATTTTGGCGTAATGGCCTGGATATAATCGCCGACGTTAACGAACCAATCAACGACGAACGAAAACGGGATCAATTCCCAAGCGCTCGAGGGCAAGTCTGCCCACGAGAATCCGAAGTCACGTAAGGGTGAGTTTTGATACTGGTAAAGGAATCCAGTTCTCACCGTGTAGTAACTCGTAGTTTGCTCGGAGAAGTCAATATCGACCCCTTCGCTGTGACCGGTGTAGGTACGGGTGCTTTCCACGACCCTCTCTTGCTTTGCGCGAGAGACCTTTCTATCACCGAAATCACCTTGTTGAAGCAGCTTCAGGATGGCCTCGATGTCCATTAAAAACGGACGCCATCCGAAACGAGCTTCATTCCACGAGGCAGCAGCAGATGCGGCACCGTCGACCAGGGATTCCCTGGCCGTTCGGTTTCGTGCTTGCTGGTTGCGGGTAGAGCCGCGAGGTTTTCGCCCGCGATACTTTTCCCACTTACGTCGGTCCTTGATGAAGCCTGTGAGTCCGGCCAGGGGGTTAACAAGCATGCTGATGGTTTTCTTCAGCTCTGCGAGTATCACCTG